AATTTTGAAAGGTAGTAACTTTGGTAGTATCTCGATACATTATTTCATATACATCAACTTCGTTAGGAACATCACCGGTATTACGAGCAGTTAGATCAATACTAGCAGTTTTTATCAATATTTTTCCATTAGTATTTATACGACTATCATTAGAAAATATTAAATTAATATCGGCTTGACCCATATCAACTGATGTATCAGCTGAACCATTTAATCCAGCAAGATTAACATATAAGAATCCTTGACCAGTAGCAGTTGAGCTTGTAGAACCACTGCTGTTTTTTACACATGTATTAGAACCAACAAGTTTAAGAGAATTATTTAAAAATCGACGATAATTTCTTTGTGCACGACGTCGAACTTTCCGAGGAGCACGTTTACGTTGATACTGTTTAGAATAATCGTGTTGAGCAGTTACACCGACACCATAGCTAATACGACGACGCTTATTAAAACTGTTTGTAGTTCGAAAATTAGACCGAATTTTAGAAACGACAGTAGAAGGACCACTATACGTCAATGGTATAGTACGATTGCCATATTGAAATGACCGTGGACGTTTATACATTGAAATTGAATTAAAAATTTTTTATTTTTATTTTTTATAGTGAGTGAGTGAGCCGCCTTACTGTAAGTAATACTAGGCGGCTCGTTATGGCTCATGGGCGGGGCCTATCTATGTACCCCCAGGGGTGATTGGGCGCGCGTGATATTCTGTAGTGGCTCAGGCGAATTTATGATTCGTCATTAAAAAGGGGTATTCAGGGGTAATCACGTGACTTTTTATTTCACGCTTTTCTCACGCCGTTTTCTCACGGGCTTAGCAGTAAAATATATAAATAGCAAGCATTTGAGCGATCCATTAAATGAACCAAGCTCGCTTTTGGCTATTAACAATACCGCATGCCGATTTCACGCCATACCAACCAAAGAACGTTGACTACATCCGAGGGCAATTGGAACGAGGAAGTGACACCGGTTACCTCCACTGGCAGATATGCGTACACTTCTCCAGGAAGCTCAGGTTACGGGGAGTTAAATCTATCTTCGGCGATACGACCCATGCAGAGCCTTCGCGAAGCGACGCTGCCCGAGAATACGTATGGAAGGCCGATACAAGAATTGAGGGGACCCAGTTTGAACTCGGATCGATACCATTTCGAAGAGGTGAAAGTACAGATTGGAATACCGTTCGAGAAAATGCTAAACGCGGAAGGCTGGATGATATCCCGGGCGATGTGTACTGCCGTCTTTACGGCAACCTCAAGCGAATCGCTGTCGATCATATGGCGCCGATTGGAATCGAACGAACGGTTAAAGTGTTTTGGGGCCGCACTGGTACAGGGAAATCTAGAAGAGCCTGGGACGAAGCGGGAATGGGAGCTTACCCTAAGGATCCTAGGAGTAAGTTTTGGGATGGATATAGAAATCACGAACACGTTGTTATCGATGAGTTTCGGGGAGGAATTGATATCTCTCATATCTTACGATGGTTTGACCGATACCCAGTCGTTGTTGAGGTTAAAGGTTCGAGTGTTGTCCTCTCGGCCAAATCTATATGGATAACAAGTAATGTAAATCCAAGGTTGTGGTATCCTGATTTGGATGAAGAAACATTAGCTGCTTTATTGCGACGATTAGATATCACACAGTTCCATTAATAAATTATGGAATTACACCATTTCGGGTCGCATCATCTTCAAATACTTTGTACATATATTTTCTAGTAGCTCCAACTGTAAGAGTAGAAACACCTTGTCCATTACCAACAGTAGGTTTATGAATGAATGCAATAGTTTTTGTATAGTACGGTTTAACAAAGCCAACATTGTCATTTACGTCTTCGGCAAGTGAAAACCATTTTGGTTTTTTGTTTGTTGTTTTATATGTAAATGTGTTGCCAGGGGGGAGAAATACTTTTGTCTTCTTAGTAATAATTACCCCTTTTTTGAACAAATTAGGAAAATCGAATAATTGTACACCACGTGTGTTAATAGCATAATCAGCCATTGTACCAATAGCAGGAGTTTCGATTGCAGATCCATCAATTAAATTTTGAAAGGTAGTAACTTTGGTAGTATCTCGATACATTATTTCATATACATCAACTTCGTTAGGAACATCACCGGTATTACGAGCAGTTAGATCAATACTAGCAGTTTTTATCAATAT